GCGCCCTCAATCGGGGTATTGAGTAGCTCGGTCAGCTGGTTCCAGACCTCATCTTCATTGGGATCACCCAATATCTCGACATAATCCAGCACCCAGGCGCTCATCCCTACCCCCCAGCCGACGATCTGCACCGCCAGGCGATTATCCTGAGTATCGACACCGGCGGTCAGCGCACCAACGCCCAACGGCGCTATGCGCAACGGGTAACTTTCGGCACGATCAGCGATCACGTTTAGCTTGATTTGCCGCATTAACGGGTCTTCAAAGGCTTCGGCCAGGCGATCATTGATAAATGTTTTTAAACGTGGGATGTCGTTTTGACAATCCAGCCAAGCTTCGGCCAGGTCTAACCAGCGTACACCCAAGCCTATTGGGTAATACAGGCAGTTGAGATGATAGCCGCGTAATTTTCGCCCTGGGTGAGTGGGAACCCAGCGACCATTGCGGATCATCTCGGTTTTGTAATGCTCTTCGATACCGACGCCACACTCGCAGCAATGATAAAGGACGTTAATTATTGTGCCGTTGAGCTTGCTCCAGTGTAAATTTTTCCATTCTAGTGGCTGCTCATGACCACAATAAACACAGGCAACATGGTAACGACGCTGATCGCTGCGCTCATAGAGTTGATCAGTACGCGACAAGCCTTTGATTTGCGGCGTGGAAGCGAAAAGGATTTTATGGGTGGACGGATAGGCGGTGGTACGACCAAGCAATAGATCAATGGGGTCATCGACACCGTTAAGATTTTCGGCGAAAGTGTCCAGCTCATCCACCAGGAGTATTTTTACACTGGTTGATTTTAACCGCGACGGACTACCGGCATGTTCTAAGTAAAGCTGGCCACCAATAAAGTCTTTAAAAAACTTGGTGCTGGAGCTTTCGCGCCGTCCGCTGTCAGTTGACAAGACATCCTTGACGGCTGGACATTCGGCAAACAAGGGGTTGATTTTTTGATTGCTGAATTTTTGTAACGAAACTTCAGCAGGAAAACAAGCCATGATCGGTGAGGGAGACTCGATCATGCTGTAGGCCATGATATTAAGCAACATTTCGCTCTTGCCAATTTGGATAGGCAACATCAATACAACCTGCTGGATCGGTGAGCGGGCGCTAAAACAGTCCATGATTTCACGCTGGATCGGATTGCGCGAAGTGCGCCATTGGCCCGATTCGGCGGAGGCTTTGGAGGACAGAATACGATAAGCGTCCGCCCATTGGCTTACTGATAGGTATTTGCGCGGGGCAAAGCTGCGCGCGCGGATGGTATTGATGAGGCCTGCGGTCGCTTTCTCAACATCTAGGCTTGCTACGCTCACACTTTCACCATTTTATTAAAATCACCTGACAAGTTTGTCAGCAGCGACTCAATGTAATCCACCAGCAACGCCCTAACGCGCTGCTCGTCCGGTTCGGCGGCCAGTTGCGGCGCTAACACGTCGGGCAGCGATTCAAGCCGTGAGCGAATGACTGCATCGCCACTGGCAATGGCAAACACTACTTCTTCGGCGTTCATCAAGGCGCCCACTTCTTTTTCATACGCGACTTTAGCCGACATGGCGTTGTATTTTTCCCGCATCGCCCGCGCCTGTTGATACGCACTGCCCGCTTTATCAAGCATTGGCTCTGCCGGTGTGTCGCGCGCTTCGGCATGACGCTCTACTACGCCCTGCTTTGAGGGATCGGCCAGTTCTGCCATCAGTGCATCGCTCTCTTCCACTTTGATCAGTCCCGCTGGATTTTGCACCACGCGCCCATTGCGTACTAGCTGACTGATGTATTGCTTGGATTTGCCAATATGCACGGCATACTGGGATTTGGTCATGGTTTGTGTCATCCCCCCCCCTTTTTTTTGTTGAAGATCAGCGCCGTGTAAGTGACTTTTAAAAAGGCAGGTCATCATCGTATGGCATGTCGTTTGATGGGGCGACCAAGACGCTGCCAGCGGCGTGTTTGTCTTTTAAGGTTTTAAGTTGGGCGTCGATTTTTCTGGCTTCGGTTTTGTCGAGGATCTCGGAGGCGGTTTGCCGGGTAACGGGATCAAAAAAGCGCACCAGGTTAAGCCGATCTTTGGCTTGACCTTGATTATCGGTATAAAATTCTTTCTGCAATACCACGCCTATCGGCGTGTCCATCAAGGTTGGATACGCGGCGACGCTTTGCATGGTCACACTGCGGCTGTCAAAATCGTAAAGCTCGATTTGTTGGGTTTGCGGCTGGATGCTGCGCTGTTTTAAACAGGTCATCAGGGCATAGAGTTGTTTTTCGCCAAAAATGGGCTGGCCTTTGGCATTGGCGGTGTACAGACTGAGATATTGCGCCTGTTCGCCGCTGTCGGATTCAAAGTTAAAACTGATGCCGGTTGCACCGGAGCGCGCGGTGATTTCCATCGCCAGGGTAAATGTCCCGGTATAGGCGCCGGTTTTATCTATTTTTACAAAGCTGCTGTCAGCTTCGCGGGCTGCGTCAGAGTTTAGGGCGTAGGTTTTGGCGGTCATAAATTTCTCTTAGGGTTTAATTACATCGATTTTGATGGGTTGTTTGGGTTTTTTACGGTGAATTAATCTTCTTCTTCTTTTCTTTTAAAAAATAATAGAGATATGCCAGGCACACTCACGCGCGTATATGCGCGCCTGCGCCTCACACGACACAGCCTGGCACTAATCAATAAATCCACCACTGTGATCAGCCAAGGCATTAATCGCTTGCTGCATTTTTTCGGCACAACCGCCCAGCCATTCGGCCTGAGTTAGGTCCAAAGCGCTCATGGTTTGAAAGCCGTCCGGGTAACTGGTTGCATTTTTTGGATGCGTTAAGCAACGGACCGGATTTTTGCTGTGAACACCGGCATATTTAACGATGGTACGCAGTTTTTGAAAGTCACAACTGTGCTCAAGGCGGTCGATAAACTTGTTGTTTGCTGCTGAGCGCACGCCCTGCTTGGTACACCAGGTTTTGTACAGTTGATAAATCAATTCACTTGGCGCAGGTAAAAAGGACAGATCTTTTATTTCGCTGCCTGACCAGTCGCGGAAAAACAAAATAATATTATCTAAACACAGGTCCATCAGCTTTAATTTATCCTTGTTTAGTAAGGGCTTGGTGTGTTCGTTAAAGTCTGTGCAATCGACTTCGTAAAGCAAATAATAATAAAGCGCTTCAAGTCCGCCGTTTTTGATTTCTGCCAAGGCAGCAACCAATAGCTCATCGTCGGGTTTTTCTTTGACCCAAAGCACGGTGTGCCGTCGGTCATCCGGTTCTAAAATGACCGGTACGCGGTCATTGGATAAAAATACCATGTTGAGGTGATTGCGCTCGGAATAGGCGTTCATGTACAGCGGGCGAATGTTGATCCAGTCGCCTGTGATCATCGATTTAAGTTTGTTTTTGACTTGGTATTTTTCCTGCTGGGTGGCGATTTCATCCGCGACTAAAAAAAGCTTTCTGGATGCCCATTGGTTGTATTGGCTTTCTAGCTCCGTCTGTCCGATGATGCCACCGTATTGGCCGTAAATGTCTTTGATCAGTTCAAAAAACAGATTTTTTCCGACGCCTTGACCCCCATGTATCACGACACTGGTCTTCATTTTTGCGCCTTGATTTTGCAGTGGATATGCCAGCCATTTGACGATCCAGCGATAATTTTCCCGACCGTCTTCGGTCATGCCACCGCATAAGTGCTGTAATAGATCGGTGATGTTGTCACAGTTGCCTTCTTTGGCAACGGTATCAAAGCCGTCGAATAAATTAGCAATGATGTTTTTATCTTTTCCGGTTGGATCAAAGCCAAAGTTTTTTATTCTTAATATTTTCTTTTGCGCATGTTCTTGCCAATGCTTGTACGTGTCGCGACCCTGGACTATTTCGCGTAAGCCGACTAGCGAGACCATCATGTTTTCTCGATGATCAAATACCGATTTGTCCATGCCGTGGATGAGGCTAAAGTTGTTTAATAATTCGTCAACGGTGTTGATCGGAACGAGCATATCTGTACGATCGTGGGGCTTTGCTGCGGTTTCGAGTGACCATTTCTTCTTGTCTAAATAAGCCTCGAGTTGCGCGCGAACGGTGTGCAGCCCGTAGAGCGCAGCAAGATCATTGAAGTCTGTGTATTTGGTGTTTTTTGCGTAAGCGCTTAGCCGTGCGTTTTTGTCTAAAAAATCGGGAATAATGACGCTGGCATTGCTGATGTAGGCAGCTGCGTTAGCGGCTTTAACGCCAGCATTGGTTCGCTTGTGAGCTTTTGCACAATGCGGACAGTCGGTTTTGTGGTCTGCTAAATCAATGACACCTTGGCAAGTTGCGCAGTGGTACAGCGTGTCATCATCTGCACAAATCAATATTTTAATTTTCCAATACTGCTTGCGCAAAGCTTCGACGACCGGCGATAAGTTGCCCGCATCAAAACAGACGACAACAGGAAGGCCAGTGGCTTCATGCAAAGTGGCTGCTGTGGCATAACCTTCTGCAACTAGCAAAACGGTTTTGGGCAATCCGCCGATAAAATGAAAATAGCCTTTTTTAGCGCCGCCACTATGAAAATCTTTGTTACGCCCGGTGCGTTTGACAGATTCTGACTGTGAGTCATGGATGGTTTGCAGGCTGTGAATACGACCAACGATGTCACAGATGGGTATCAGCAGTGCATTTTTGTCGTTAAAGCGTACGCCATAGGCGTTTATTGATTTTTTTGTAAGATAGTCACACGATCCGTTGGGTGTTGCTGCGTTCCAGGCGATTTCACATTCAGCAGCGGCTTTTTCCCGCCGCGCTTTTTCGGCATTATCGAGCTGTTTTTTTGAGTCAGACAAGCGCCGACTGATTAATTTTTGCTCGTCTTTACTGACGTCAAGACCGGTTAAATCAATATTTTGCTTGTTGTTTTCAGTACCTGTCCAATAACCAAACGATCCCGTAATTAAACTTTCGCCATTATCTCTGCGCATTTCAAAGAGTACGTACCAGCCGCTTTTTTCTTTGTCGTGTATAGTTTTACAGCGGTGTATCTGTCCATCAGCCTCAACGCTTGTGATTACTAATCCCAAGCCGTTTAATTGCGCTACTACATCGTTAATATTTTTCATATCTAACTGTTTTTAATAAGTAAAGTAAGTTTAAAGTATCATACAGGCCAAAATACCGGGACTATTCTACCCTCGTGCCTGAATCCATAGGAAGTACCTTTTCCGGTATCTTTCAATAAAATCAATGCGTTGCACACATCAGCAGCGGGGCGAGGGGGCAATCGCCGCCATGACTTACCATTGCCGATCATAACTGCCCAGATATACTGGGCAGTTATCCAAGCGCCAACAAACAAAAAGCCAACCAACGTTAATCAGCATTTGCTATATCAGATTTCGAGACATCATAAAAACGCCCTGATCTCCCTAAGTGCCGACAAACCCGCCGATCGATTTGCTGCAGGCTTAGTCATACCGATAGCACGCTGATCAATATGCGCATGCAGCGGCCAATCATCCCAACCAGACTCCAACAGTCTTTCATAGACAGGTTTAACCATGCGTTTGCCATCAACTGCTTTTGCTGTTCTTAGTAAAAACATATCAACCGAAAGCGACACAGCAAAGATAAGCGGATGCTTGTATCTAACTGCGATCGAGCCATCGCGGGGCATCATCGCTAGCGCTGACACCGTCTCATCCAGCGACGGAGCGTCAGTTGTCGCAGATGCAACACATAGTTTTCTAAACTCCGGCAAACTAGGTGGCCATCCGTAATACTTGAGTACCAGCAACGAAAAACCCTGCTTTATTTGCTCTAAATTTAAGCCGATTAATCCTTGCTTCCATACCTTAGCCGCCTCTGACAATGCCCCGTTAGCATCAACGGCCATACCCAAATGGCTAGCCCACTTATGGCCGTAAACAGCTAGCATTCGCTGCCATACGTGCGCAATAACCTTATCGCTCAGCAAATCAGTTGAGGGTTCTTGCGCGATCTTCAAGCTCTCGTTGCTCTCTGGCCTCAAGTCGCTGACAAGCAAGGTCGGCTTCTTCGACGAGGGATAGTTTTCTAACAGGCTCGCGATATTTTTCATATCCGTTGGTTTTTGTGTCATAATTGCCTCTTGTGTTTTCAGTTAAGCCAGAACTCGAACCTGTCCGGTCGTTCTGGCTTTTTTGTTTCTCGATTAAAACCGAGTTTACAAATTTTTTATACCCGCTTGGATTGTCAGCCCGCGTCTTTTTAAAAAAATGATGCGCTGTAATCATCGCCAGCTCGACATCTGCCACGGTCACTCCCCGAGCTACCCAGTCAACAAACATCGGCACGGTCGTTGCTGTTTGCGCTTCGTAAATCTTGAATCCCTTTTTATTTACAAAAAACTCAACCCAGCGCATTGCCATATCGCGATCGACAGGTTTATTTTTTGCAGAGGAAATCCCAATCTCGCCCGCGAGTAGTACAGTAGTTTCTTTCTCTTTCTCTACTTCTACTTCTTGCTTACAAGTCACTTGTAAGTGTTTTGTGTGATTATCTCTATGTTTCAATAACTTAGGAATTGAGATTGCCACTAGATTGTTAGGAGTTTTACAATAGTTTTGCAACAGTTCTGCATTAGTTTTGCAATAGATTAGCTCTAACTCTGAGCAAACTATGGTAAATCTCACCCATTTTCTAGTAGAAGTGTTTACCAACTTAGACCATCTGGTCAGGCTATAAGTCACTTCAAACCTATCCGTTTCATCAACAGACTCGGCCACGATCTCAAGCATTTTGAAATAAAAACCATATCCTTCTAACCCACATGTATCTTCAAGCCTGGCTATTTTTTCATCATTCCGAGCAGCCGATAAATGCTTAAACCATTTCATTTTATTATTCCTTAAATAACCCCTACAAAAAATAAGTTGAGTGGCAACGCGGTAAGGTGACGCGCTTTCGGAAGCGATCCTAGCCACTCAAAACTGTTACGACGTGTCCAAAGAATTAAACACGCACCGCATAATCGTATAACTCGCATCCGGCAGCTCCATTAGCCGTACCTTTGCCGCATCATTCGCTTGGCGTAACGTAAAAGCAGTCATCGATAGACCGACACACCTTTTGCCGTACTTATCAAAAAAATCAATGCGATATTCGCCAGTAATAGTACGCATCACCAGGTGCAATCTTGGTCAGCAAAGTCGATTAACTTCATGTAGCCATCCTAAATTTTTCCAGTTCGGCGGTTAAAAAAGCAATAGTTTCCATATTCTTGTTGCGTTCGTAGCTGCGGATTAATTTATCTTTAATCAAGCGAAGTTCTGCCAATTCTGCTTCATGCCCGGCTATGTCCTTGCCCAGCGACGCTAATATTTTTCGATGTCCTTCGGACGCTTTAGTTCTCATTTTTCCCTTTAAAAACAAATAATCAGCTTACGTATTACTACTTATCGGAACTCTTCCAGTTCTTTTAATCGCTCATTTCTGAGAAGATCGTCACCAAGCTTAAGCAACCCATACCGCAGTACAGCCGCTTTAGAAATGCCAAACTTGGCTTTTAGATCGGTTAATAATCGGTACTCGGCGGAATTGAGCAGAGTTTCTTCGCGAAAATCGCGCTTATCTTCAATAGCCATGATGTCATTTAGTCTAAGTAGATGTCGGGGCGGAGTTGTTCGCGCGGTATGCCGAACAGCTTTTCTATTTTTTTAGTGTTTTTTATGGATGGCTTTTTTTCACCAACCACCCAGGCTGAATAAGCAGAAGTTGACACGCCGATTAATCCAGCGGCCTTTGCCTGGGTTCCTGCTTCATTTGAAATAGTAAGGAATATATTCATGCTGGCATTGTCCACCAATAGGGGAGTTAACGCAACCATTAATTG